GAATTGTTCTAAAATGCCTCGAATTTTAGTTGAAGTTTGTGCTGGTATATCTAACAATTTAATGTTCATGAGACGATAATTCTTATCAATCGTTTCATAATTATCCAGAACTTTTTGATGGTTTTTCGATTCAGTTAACAATTTACATTTGTTTTGTAAATCATCCAATGTGAATTCTTTAACATCTGCCAACTCCGGAAACGTTTTCAATATGGTTTTTGGTCCGAATCCATCTACTCCTGGAATATTATCTGATGCATCGCCTGTGAAAGTTCGATACACAACATAATTCATCGGATGTACCCCAAATTCTTCAAGCAATGCCGTTTCATCGTACATTTTCTTTTTAATTGGAGACCAAACTTGAATTGCGGGACTTATTAATTGATAGAAATCTCGGTCCGTTGACACGATTGTCATTTTATTGCAAACGTCTTGATACATTTCCGCAATATATGCTATGGTATCATCTGCTTCGATACCATCCATTGAAATGAACGTAATTGGCAAGTTATCCAAATATGAAATTAATCGACTGAATTGGTGTCGCATTGACTCTTGTTCTTGTTCTAACGTAGTTTCATGATGATCGTGACGTCGTAATTTTGTTTTATTGGCTCTATTGCCTTTGTAGTCACTGTATATACGTTTTCTTTTTGCAGATCCGCCTTTGCCATCAAATACAATAACACATCTACTAGGACGTAAATCTCTTACAGTTTTTCCAACCGAATATAAAAATCCAGTTATTCCGCCGATATGGTCGCCATCCTCATTATATGCAGGTGTCGCTCCAAAGCTACGAATAAAAGTGTTCAAGCCGTCAAACACCATGATATGATCATTTACATTTGACGGACTTGAATGCCTTTCTTGTTGTAACTCTTTAAATAATTTTTGATACTTATTCATTATCCTTCTTCATCGTAAACTTCATCGGTGATAATTACATCATCAATTCCGCCATCGATTCCTGCTTGATATTTGAAAATGTACGCATCGCAAATTCTTTGATATAACCGTTCTTTAATTTCTGGGTGTTCAATCACCTTTTCCATAAAGTTTTTTGATTGAAATTTAACTTCGCCATGAACGACTCCGGTTTCGATATCTACATCTTCCAATGTATAATGTGCTCCAGATTGTTTAACTAAGTCAAATTTCTTCATTGTTTCTAACCAACCTCCATAGTTGTCAATTCCGCTATCATAATAGATTTCGTAATTTACTTTTCTATGTGGTGGCCCCATTCGATTTTTAACAACTTGAACTTCGGTTTTGCTTCCTACTACTTGTTCAACGCCATTAATTTTCGCTTTAATCATTCCGGTGTTTTTAAGACGCAATCTAACAGATGCATGGAATGGAATTGCTTTACCACCTGCTGTTGTCCATTGGTCTCCAAATGAAACACCCATTTTAGTACGAAGCTGATTGGTAAATATCAAACAAATTCTTTCTCTTGCAATCCAATTGGTTACTTTACGCATTGCCTTGGATAAGATAATTGATTTTGATGTAGCATAACCATCTTTATCGTATTCAGCTGACATTTCTATTTTTGTCGATGCACCCATGATTGAATCCACAATAATCGTAACTAAACGATCTTTGTCTGATTTACGTACTTGCTCCACAATTGTTTCGATTGTTTCAAATATTTCTTCAACCGTTTCCATTGGAACATACAACATGGTTTTTAAATCAACTCCAATTGCTGTCAAGAATTCAGAACTAGTTGCAGCTTCTGTATCAATATAAACTGCTAATCCACCTTTTTTCTGCGTTTCTGCTAAGGTATGTGACGCTAGCAACGATTTACCCGATGCTTCTAACCCGGTAATTTCAGTAATCCGCCCGACAGGAAATCCTCCATTAGGGCGGTTTGAGATTGCTAAATCAAGTGAGTCGCATCCTGATGAAATCCATTCTTTAACGTTGCTAGGAGAATCATCATCCCCATCTAAAAAGAATGCAGTTTTAAGTGCTTGACCTTTAAATTGTTTGTTGATACTGTCTGCTAACGTGTTTGCTAAACTGTCTTCCAGTTCTGACTTACTTTTTGTTTTAGCCATTTATAACTCCTTACTTGAATAAATCATTAAATGCAGCAGAAACGTCTTCTACTTTAGTTGCTGCCGGGGCTGTTGCTTTTGAAGCTTTAGCTGGTGCAGCTGGTGTTGAAGTTTCTTCTTCGGCATCATCTTCGCCTTCTGCTACATCCGAATCAGCATTTTCTGGATTCATCCATTCAGTTAATGCTTTTTCCAATTCGTCATAAGTTGGCTCTGGAAATAAATCAGTGATTTGTGGCTGATTCATAATTTTTTGTGCAATCTCTTTGTCTTCGGTTGCAGGTTGTGTGTTGGGTTTCACACGAATTGATGTTTTTGGATAATTCGCACCTTCTGCTGGTGTAAATTCTACATCAATATCACGACCATTCATTAAGTCGGTAATATCACCGTAATCTGGATCTGAAATGATTGATAACAATTCAGTGTAGATTTGTTTTCCGAATCCCCAGAATTTAACTCCTTCTGATTCTTTTCCACGAACAATAACAGGAACATAAGTTCTCATTTTTGGTTCGATTTTACGACCCATTAACCACTCATCTTTGTCGCCAGTTTTCTTAAGTTTGTCTGCGAATTCAACGATTGGATCTGCGTTGCCAAATGTAATTGGAGATAACATTGATCTTTTTCCAATGTCATAATGAAAATACAATTCTAAGAACGGATTTTCTTTTCTGTGTACGTAAGGTACGATTCGGATTCTTGTTTTGCCTGATTCAGGTTTCCACAAATTTTGTTTTTTGTCATCAGCTTTGTTTAACTGATTTAGTTTTGCCTTAATTGCTGTTAAATCTAACGCCATAAGTCTTCCTTTGTTAATTTGTTAATATATACTTGTTTACTTATTAATAATAATTAATAAATGGGTTAATTCAAAGTTAATTGTTAAGTTTTTTATTTATTTTTAGTATTAGTCATTTTCAATATCACGTGCAAGTTTTTCGATTGCTTTGATAATTGGAAAAATTTGACGATTATACATTTGTTGTTTACCAGGTTGTTCAGTGATGTCATCGGCATCATCAGCTGTCATGGTGGTAAGTTCAGCAACTGCATTTAAAATATGCTGATATACCTTTTTTTCAGAATCTGATAATGGACCTGTTGTTGATGCTTTATATTCGTGTTCTTTAAGAACGTTTTTTAATTTAATCATTTAATTCCTTATATAAATAAATATTACTTCCACGAAAATTTCTTGAAAAATACAAGATCAATTACTCGGTAACTATCCGTGTCTGTAAGTATAAATGAGTTTTGATACATCGCCCATTCCAATTGGTAAGTTTTATCTAACACTCCGTTGTTTACTGCTCGAATAACTTCATTCAAAGCATTTACTGTATACAATGTGTTTGTTTCTTTTTTACGATGTATGCTAATAGTATTCTGTCCGCGTTGAGTTCCTGCATCGGCGTTGTATGTGCAATACAAGTTATCCGTTGCATCTGCATTTGCAAATACAAAGATTCTACGTTCTGGTATTATGTAACTTTGTTGTATGTAATCTACAACAATGTTTAAGTCTGATTTATGTGCAAATGTGCAAAGTAATTGTGTTTTCAAAGTTCATATTCCTCGGTTATGTCGGTATCTGTCAAATCAATTTTATCCGCACCGATTGCTTTTTCAATAATTCTAATTTTTCCGGCATCAATAACTACATAACGGAAATCATTTGTAACTCGTATTCTGTCTTTGCGGAAAACTATGAATTGTAAATCTGTTCCGATTATATCATCAACTGCTTGTTGCAAATCAACATTCAATTCGTTTGGATTTCTTACATATTTTAAACGTCGTAACTCTGCGTTGATATAAGTTACGTCTTGACTTCCATCGTCTATGGGTTTTATAATAATCGAACCGTCAGGTGTTTTAGTAATAGGTTCAATTGACATTTCAATTGGAGTTGCATTAGGTCCACGAAGAATAACATTGGTATATCCATCAATTTCGGAATTCAATGCATTGGCTTCGCGATAAAATGAGTCTAAATATTGTTTATCTTTCATGTTTAGATTACCAGCCATGATAAATTGACGTCGATTATCTAAATATGCAATTGCTTCTAATAGTGGCTGATCGAAGTATTTGTGAAAATCGAATTTTGGATTTTCAAATGTGCCACGTAATTGGTCAATTCGTTTCAATGTGGTTACGATTTCATCCCAAAATTTGAATCTAGTAACGCTAGCTTTGGTTCCTAACCGAATTGATTTTGCATTGCCTTTTCCACCGGTATAATCTTTGATTTCATATGGACGATTATTCACCGTCATATCAAAGCTTTCGCCTCCACCATTGATTTTTGAATTTTGTATCAATGCAGCTAAAAATATTTCGCCTTTACCTAAACCTTTTGGTTCCAATCTAAATAAATCCGAACCAATTCCTGTTTGGAAATTTGTTTGATTTAATTGATCTTCGTTGATGTCGCTTTGTGAATACAATAAATTAGCAAATTCTGCTGATTGTTCTGGTGTAATTTGATTTAGATATTTTATTGTTATTGCATCTGCTTCTGTTGGCAATAGATTTAAAAATTGTCGGAATTCTGCAATTTTTCCCGATGCATTTAACGCTTCTATTAGTGATGGATTTTCGATTGATTCTATTTCTATAGATTCCGCAATAATTTGTTTTGCAGAACCTTTAGCTCGTTCAACAATTTGACGAGCATAATCAGGCGTTACCTTTGCAAATTCTATGATTACTTGATACAATACCTCGTAATCCTTAGGAGTTGTTGGATAGCCTTTTGGTAATCTATAACACCATTCAGTTAATATTAAATCTATATTCATAAAGAGATAGTTTTCATTTTATCATAAATATTGCCAACTTTTGTTTTAACCGGAAAATTGCCTTGTTCTAAAATGTTCTTGATTTCCGGTAATATTTGTTTAGCTTCTGACATTGGCACATCAAAAAGCACCGAGTCGTATGTATATAAAATTATCAAAGTTTCATACGGCTTCAATAAGTCCAAAACTAGTCGTAATTTTTGTACAGATACTTCTGTTTCTACTGCCTGCAAATAGTAATTAAACAATTTATTTGCTGTCATGGTTTGCAATGTATCCGCAGTTAATGGGCGTTTTACTATGGGTGTTACGATGCGTTTATTGCGTTTCCATTTTGCCCACAAATCATAAATAAATTCATTAACTTGTCGAAAGAACGGTATAGACAAAAATTCTGAATCAATACCACCATACAACAATCTAAACGTGATTGCTTTGCTTTCTTCTCGTTGCGGATCCGTTAATGCATCAACTCCAAAATAAAATCGACCTAAATAATCATGTATTGACGATGTTGGCAATTCATATCCAATTAATCTAGCAATCAGTCTTACGTGATATGAATCAAAATCCATTTCAACAAGTGCACCGGATTCGTGGCGACTACAAAATGCACTACGCGTGCCATCTTCTTTGTTCATTGCCGCAAAATTAAATCCTCGAAATGCGTTGCTGGGGCGTCCTGTCAATGTATGATAATTGTATTGTGAATATACTGTATCTTGTTTAATTAATTCTGGCATTTTAAAATCCGGAGTTACATGTAATCCGCTTCGTTCAATTTCTGCAAATACTTGGGGATATGTTGCGTTGAATTGCAAATACGAATCTGTCATTTTTGCATTGATACACATTGGCCAAGCATAATGCCGGATCTTTTGACACATCTCTAAATGTTTTTGCAATGGAATTATTGTATTGATAAATGGTAACGTGGTATGTCGACGCCAATAAAATTGATGTGTCGGGGTGTAATAATGATTTTCGTCATATGTTTCGCCGTAAGTGTACCACCACAATGTTTTAATATCCCATACAGCCCCATTTCCTCCGATTTGAAGCCATTGTTTTTTATCATATACAAAGATATCAGTTAGTTCTAAAAATTTATCTAAGTGGTCCGTAAAGCCCCGTATTTGTTCAGTATGTTGCATTGGTATGATACGTTCAACCGTATCTTCTGTATATACATATATACAAGTAACTTTATTCGTAGCAACATGTAGTTGTGAATCTGCCAATATTGGTATTAGCAAAGTTTTCCGTCCTTGTATATATGTAAATAACGCATCTAAATCTGATTCGGTATCCACTATCATACTAGTATTATATGAAAAATTTGCACAAAATCCAAAGTTATGCGTTAATATCTTTCGGAGCAATAAAATCAATGTCAGTATAATATTGAGTTGGATTTGTTAGTATCAAAGAAATACCTGGCATATTAAATTCCAATTGTGTAATTGCATTGATATTGTGTTCTGTTACACCTGTAATAACAACACCGTTAACGGTCTCGGTTTGTAAGTTTCCGGTTATCTTCCATGTTAATTGCCCGGCTGTATATAAATTTGTATCAATTTTATTTATAGTCCAATCTGTATATTGTTGTTCATTTATTTCAATGGCAAAATTTTGATTAACGCATTTTAAAAAATATCTAGTAATAAAACCAGCTTTCCTGTCAGATTCTGTAATTACAGGATAATATACCGTAGGTGCGGTGAATTTAGTTTGTGTAGTTGTTAATTGTCGATATATGTGATTTGTAGTTAATTCAGATACAAACGGTATTAATTTTTGCGATGTATTTGGATTCCATGATGATTGTGTAAATGTTTCATCCGTTGTATATGTATGATATGGTCCTATGTATTCAACACCAGTTTCAGTCATCCATTCTGATCCAGTTGTATACAAATTGTTTGTTATTTGATTGGGTGTATAGTGTAATCGACGTCTCATATTATTCTTTAATTCTTATTCTAGGATTACATTTAATTGTAGTTGTCCATTCTCCTTCATTGGAAACTTTGTGTTCAATTCCCAATATAGTAAATACAAATGCTTCTGTATATCGTTTCGGCAATCCATCAAAATTCAATACGTCGCCAAATTTGAAGCCGTTAATACCATCAATCGTAAAGTCTAATTCCATTGGAAATATTGATTTATTAGTTCCTATAGATTCGGCAATGTCTGGCGTAAAATATGAAACATAACTTTCCAATTCTTTAATTAAATTTTCAACAGTTTTTGAGTCACTTGGACGTTGTGCAAACGTTTGTTTCAATCTAGCTAAACTATATTCATGTATGTAATATTCATTTTTCCATGCTTCTGCTAATTCTTTTTTTGTTTCAGCATCTGCGTAAATATATGGATTATATGCAACTTGACGTTGAGTTCCAGTTTTAAATGAATCAATACCAAATATCATGTTTTTTACGCTGTTTGGTACATTTGATGTCAATGAAAATTCTCTAACAACAGATCTTCCTGTTTTCGTGGCAAACACTGGTAATGTGAATTCGTTGACAACAGCTGTTGTTGTTATGAAATTTACATCATAATAAATTAATGCATCGTAAATTATTGGATCCTGAATCAATGCCATATTAATTGCGCCACCCGTATTCTTTTTTATCTCTTTGCCAAGTTCAATTAAGAATCGTTTGATAGTTGGGTCGTCATCAATGGTTTTAATGATTTCAGGTAATATATCGAGATTAATGTAAATTCTAGATGGGAATGAGTGTGTTACACCCGTTTCAATTGAAGAAAATCCATCAGTTTTTACATCTTTTATATTAGGAAACATTCTTAAAGTAGGTGGTGGTATTATCAGATCGGCACCAGACGCTGCATCTGCTACGTCAAATTTATATATATCATGACTCAAATTCGATTTTCCGCGCCACAATAAAATATTCATTGGGTTGGCCGAAACTAATCGTTCATAATAATTACTTTTACACAACTTGTCGCTGCAATTAATTTTTGCACCAACTTGTTCTGTTAATTTTGTATTAATATGTTGTATTAAATATCCTAATGATATCATACGTATAGGTTTGGGTTTTGAACTTCCAATGATATATGGAATTCCTATCAATATGCTCTGGTCTGTTGTTTTTGCAACTAAATGTTCGAACTCTGATATGTTATCTTTATTATAAGATGCGATGATAGAATCAACTTCTTCATTCAATGATGTATATAAACTTTGAATTTGATTGGTTGGTCGTTGTCCTGTAGCAGTTGTTGTTTTTTTATTATTCATGTAAACTTGAATATCTGCATACGTATTGCTAGTACCAATAGCTTCAATTGTTACTGTTAATGAACCATCAGAGTTGTATGAAAATGAAAATGTTGAAATTCTTCCTTGAAAATACAATTTATTCATTTTTCGCAAATCAGTTGCATCTGTATTTGGATACAATGTTTTCAATATGCCTGTCGACGGCAGTTTATCATCTTCTAATACGCCATCAGTCAATAAAGCATTATCCGGATGTATTATTGATACTTTTATGTATCGACCTGGTTTACAATATATGTTTTCAATGCCAAATTCGCCATCCATATCTAATGCATCTGGAACTAAAATTGTGATATTTGCTTTGTTAATATAAGATTTAGATTGATCATTAATTGCAATGCTTACATCAGTAATTACCGGCGGTATTCTGTGTGATACTCGAGTTTCGTCGTTTAAAAATCCAGACGGTCCGCTAGGCATATATGCTCCCGTACGTACCGTGTTACCGCCCAACGTTCCAAATCCAGACATTGGTACAGTTTCTTTAGTTGGCTTGGTATCATATGCATCTAATTGTACATTTGCTATTTTTCCAACCATGAAATCAATATCAGCTGACGTACGATTAACAGTACCAGCTGTACCCCGTGCAATAAGTTCTCGTTGAACTGATCTATTTACTTGTGAATAAAATATCGTACTCATCTAGTTGTATTTGTTTTTTCTGTTTGTTGTTGCATGTTAGATTGTGCTGGTATTCTCAATCTGCTATTTGTTGGAACATATAACGAACCTTTACCTAAACCATTTGCTGCAGCAATTACATACCATAATGTGGCATCATTGTAAAAACGATGTGCTAATAAATCTAAACGTTCGATTGATGTAGTTTGTATGTACACATCATCTACGTTGATATATGGTACCGGTGTTATTACGGTTGAAAGCTTTCGTTTTTCGTTATAGTCTTTAATAATTGTTGCAGTTTCGTTTCTGTTCATAATTAACGTTTTCAAATTGGTTTAGAAAATATTGTTTTTAATAGGTTGTCTTGTTCTAACTTAATATTATCTTGTTCAGCATTAGCATTTCGTCGTTCAATTGCAATATTTGAAGCATTTGTGCCAAAATCACTCAACCAATTATCTCCGCCTTCTTTCGGCTGCGCAGTTTCCGTAGCAAATTGTTTAGCCAATGTATACATTTTACCGTTTTTCTCTGGCAAATAATCTGTAATTACATTTAATCCCATTGATACTGAAATTTTATGAGGAGCTTGCATCATGGTTGGATCATCTTCTATGTTAATCTCCCATGTTGTATCTGCATCCGCTAATGTATATGATAATGAATTTATAAGTACTGGTTGTTGAACTAATAAGTCGCCAATTGTCATTCGCATCCATGGTGATTTCATTGCAATTGAATTTATGCTATATTCTGGCGTAGTATATGATGCTAATGCATTTAATTTTCTATAAATTGGTTTCATTTCATCTCGACTCGTTGCATATACCGTAAATGATAAACTAACTTCACGACTATATCCAGTATATGTATAATTAGGATCGGCACGACCTATCATTTGAACTGCATTCCAACTTGGCGAATGTGTATCAGTAAATGAATCGATTGCGACACGAAATACGATAATGTCATCAACGGCATCTGGTACGCCGTTTTGCAGTTTAGGACCGGTAAAATAAAATTTTATGAAATCTTTAGTTAAATCCGTTGCATCAACAAAATTATTCCATTTTTCAGCTCCAGGAAAGAATGGAGTTTTCCATTGATAGACTGCCGACAATTTTCGTTTACTATAATCAATTACGTTGATTTTATCTCCGCGGAATTCTGTTGTTAGTTCTATAGGATTTTTTGTTAATACCCATTTTCCTTTAGTTTTGCCATCCGGACTTCCTAATTTCCATGTAGTTGCTACATTGCTTCGAATTGTGAAATCGCGATGTGCTGCGTTTGGTTCACCGTGATTTCCCCAACCATATATGGATTCTAAATTAAACAATGTATATGCGCCACCGGGTGCGGCAGATGCAGCTGCATACGCAATTCCTACTACACTTCCTTTGGCATCTAAATTTCTAATACCACGGGTTGCGGCAGATGCGCCATCTAATCTAACATTGTTAATGCTAAATGTTGATCCTTTGAAAGCCCGGAAATCTTTGTATTTAGTAATCGACCAATTTTCTAGTTGCGACAATCGAGTAAATGGCATAACCGAATATGGTTGTCCCATGTTTTCAGTACGCGTATCGGTACCAGTTTTGCCTTTAAATGCAGTTGATATAAACGCTCCTGCAAATTGTTGAGTTAATGGATTACCTAAAAATGAAGTTGCACCCATTATTGCATTTCTCGTAACATTGGAAAATATAGCACCGGGGTTTGTGTTACCAACATTGCTAGTAATATCTAATCGATTAGGATATGTAAATCCTGCAGGAATTATTGTCGGGTCTTCATTGTTAATAAGTACCGGTTGCGTTCCTTGCACGGGACGTAATGCTGTGCCATAATCATTGGATCCTCCGATGCTGTCCGTTAAGTATACAGTGTTGGGAGTTTCATAGTTTTCGACGTTTCCAATTGGAAACACTGTGAATCCGTACGGCGCTTTATATGTATATGGCTTGTTAAATATATATAGCATAAGTTTCCTTGTTAAGCATTAAGTCGTTGACCTTGTCGTATTGTTAATTGAGATTGTATTTTATCTCCATCGAATATATTTGTTACATGAAAACTCATTGCTTGCAATGCCGCAATAATTGCTGCGGTATCGCTTCCTCGTTTACTTGCAACTGCTGATCTGGCATTTGGCATTGCAATTATGTCATCTTTAGGATTCAATTCAAATGAACCCAACGGCCCAGAGACATAGTTTTTTCCGCCAGCTGGTATAAATAAATCGTTCATTTGTTTTGATGTTGTACCGTCAGTAATCGTTTCACCTGGGCCTGCAGTTGCTAATGTTTTTAAATTGGTTATAAAAGCATCAATTGTTGATATAACACCACCTGCACCAAGTAATACTTTTATTACTTCGGCATCATTCAATTTTTCGATAACCTTACTTGACAAGTTAATTGCAGTTGTTGTTTGTTTCGTTAAACCGTCAGCTAATTTCATTACCTGAACAACTTGATCCGTTTCGTCTTTGTCTATAGATTTAGCATATTCAGTCTGAAACTTATCGCTTTGTTTCTCTGCTTCAGATAATTTATTAGCTAAAAATAATTCTTCTTCAAGAATAGTTAAATTATCTTTACCTGCTTCGCGTCTTAATGCATTTTCGTATTCGATAACATCAGCAATGTCTTTTTGGTTTTCAGATTGTACGACGCCGGCGTCTTTTTCAAGTCTACCATTAATTTTTAATTGCGAATACATTCTTAACAATTCATCGTTTGAAAATCCTAATGCTTCAGCTGATTTTTGTAAAAGATATGGATTACGTTTCATTTCCTCGCCGTTAGCTTTTAAATATGTTGTTAATTCTTCGGTAAGCGCAAGACCATCCCCTTCTAACCTAGCTTTTTGTATTGCTGCAACGTTTAGATCTTTAGCTCCTAATATTTGTAATTCTATTTCGTTGCCGATAGCTTGTTCTACATCCAAAAATCCGGTACCAGTACTTAATACTTTGCTTAGTTCAATTCCTAATTTTTTTGCGTTTAATATTGCCCCGGATAGATTACCTATTCCTTTTTGACCAAAAACTGCTGCTGTTTCTGCATCTAAATTACCAATTCCTTCCTTAATATCAGTAAATGCGCCTTCATATGAACCTCGTAAGTTTTCTGAAAATGTAGCAATTTGTTCATCTAAGTTATTAAAATTAGTAGCAGCTGCACCTGACAGTAATGCTTGATTTTGAATAAATCCTGCGGTTACTTCAGCACTTAAACCTAATTTATTTCGCATTTGATCGGCTTGTCGCATTACTTCTCGTCCGTAACCGGTTGCATCTTTTAAATATGCAGCTTGTGCTGGAAATACTTTTTTTAATTCACCTGCATATGTTTTTAATTTATCGGTATTAACGCCTAATGATATTCCTAATTTATCAAATCCTTTGCTTAATTGCGCAGCACGCATCGTAGTTACATTGAATGATTCTGATAATTTTCTATTTCGTTTTTCTAGAATATTAACTTTTTCATATGCATTTATTACTGCATCT